ACCATCACGTAAATGTTGTGTTACTCTGTTAAGACTTGCGTATCTAAAATAATCATTCCATGGTGCTTCTTGTTCATCTGCCCATTCCATCATAGTTTTGATTGAACGTTCTACTGCTGTTTCAACCCCTTCCTTCTTTAGGATATCAATTGCATACTTTTCATACAGTTCATCTCTACACCAGTGATCAAGTTTAACTCCACTTGTTACTACATAGTCAATATACTTTTCTGGATACAGTGGTCGGACGTTGTTTACAAAAGATCCAAACTTTACAAATGCATTATAGTATTGACTGTCACAGAAGTCTTGATATGTCTTTTCTTTCTTAATGTTTTGACACAGTACATAGAATCTTGTAAAAGCATAATAACCTAACTGTACATGCTTTTCATTCTTTTGCAATGCACGTCTTTTCTTTTCGCACATATGAACTGCAAGAGTCTTTTCTCTTGAGTATGATGTACCGCAGTATGGACATACAAATTTTTTGTCAGACACGTTAGTAACCCCTTGCGTATCTTTTATTTGTATCGTAACCTGCTTCAAGAATTGCTTTTCCGATATCTTTGTAGTCATTTACTTCCTCTAATACTTTTTGATATTTTTGTGCAAACGCTTTATCAATACCTACACCTAACATTGGTGATATACGTTTTTGCAAATATTCATAATACATCATAGGCGTTGGGTGATAATCTAATGTAGGTTCTTCATCTAAGTTACCTAACTTTGCACCTTTGAACGATAAACGGTTATCATGCATCTGCACCATCCAGTTGTACATATCCTTTTCAATCCAGTAATTGTTTTGTAAGATCTTTTTGTACGGTGCCCATTGCGGATCTTGTACTATTTCTTCTCTCATGTCTGTACCAAAGATCATTATGATTCTTGCCTTACAACTTGTTCTTGCAATACCTATTGCGGCGTGTATAGAGTTAAATGTATGCATCATATACGAACGTTCACTCCATAACTTATTCATTACAAAGCCTTTAACAGAATCAGCGGCATTGTCTACAAATATGTTGCCACCTGGATACCAACTCTCTGGCAAGTCTGGATCCCACTTGTGATGATCAAACCTGTGATATTCAGTCCATTGTATAATAACTGTGTCCTCAGTAGTAAAGTCATGACGTAAACATGCTTCACTGAAGCGTTCCATGATCTGTCTATTGCCAGCACCTCTGTTACCCCAGTTGTAAAATTCTTGATAACTTTGTCCTAAGATGTCTGCCCATGTTGGCCAATGATATCTTGTTAGGCTACAACCAAATGTAAACAGTCTTCCGTTCTTTTTAATTATGGCCATTGAATTCCTCTATAAATTTTTCTATATCTTTTTTCTTATTCATATTAACTAACATCTGTATTTCATCTGCTTTCATGTTAGGAAATATCTTTTCAAGTTCTTTGCCTGTTTTGTTTGTTGCACCTTTTTTCTTTTTGTAACCAATCCATTCATGATATTGAATAGACTTGTTTTCATTAGATGTCATGCATAGCAGTTGCCATAATAGTTTTTGATGTTTAGCAACTGTAAAATAATTCTTGTTATAATATTCATTAGTCTTAAACACTGCAAGTTCTTGTGCTTCACGTTTACCTTTGACTACACTGCAATATCTATTAAGCAAAAAGAAACTAACGGCCTTACGTTGTTCATCAGTAAGTTCGTCCCATACTTCCTTTGCATTCATATCGATTGCACCAAGTATATCTTTTAAAGGTAATTTATCAGCCATTTAGTTTTGTCTCTATTGAATATGTCATACCTATTGTAACACGAAACGGAACAGTAGTCAAGTCCATCGTGTGCCAATAGTGTGCAGGAAACAGTACACCATTTCCTCTTTTATATTTTGTTCTTGTTAATTCGGTCTTACCATCTTCTTCAAAAAATATTGTATCACCGTCTGCATCATTAACATAGTAAACAAACGTCCATAGTCCAGGCTCGTTGTTGCTTACATCAGTGTGCGGACCATAGTAAACATTTTGTACAGTACCATTTAGTCTTGTACGTGTTACTGTATTGATCTGTGCATCTGGTATTGTGTTAGGAATAATATCACGTGTCAGTGCAGTGTGCAATAACTTTGTAAGTTCTTTGTGGTCATCAAGTATATTACTTTGTGTACAAAACATAACATCAGTGAATAGTGCAGGAGTCTTGTATTTGTCTCCTTCTTCGTGTTCTTCTGGTACACTTACAAACTGCCAATTAACATCTTTAGTTTGATCCTCAATGTATTGTACAAGCCAACTTGGAAACGGATTTTCAATATTAAAAATGTTATCTTTGCTTACTATCATCTTTTCAAAAACCTTTTCGCGGCATCAATTGGATTACGTAAACCTTCATACGTTTTATCAATGAAGCCTATATGTTTAGTTAGTTTGTTGTCTAATGCTTCAAGTGTTAATTGTAATTTGTCAACCTTTACATTTAACAATTCTATATCTCTCATTAGTTTTTCTTCGTTGCTTGGACTCACTTACCTAACTCCTCTATAGTTTTTGTATCCTCAAAGTCTACTCCTGTGTCTGTGTAAACTGCCACTGCCGCAAATAATACTAAAATAAAAATTAATAATCGCATTACTTTCCTTTCTTTTTCATTCGGTTTATAAAACGTGCATAACTTCCTACGCCCATCATAAGACTGTTCATCTTGTTTAGTTCCTCTGATGAAACCAAATGTGTTTTTAATTCGATCCGTTTTTCTGTTAGTGGTACCAAGTGTAGCCACGGATCACCTGGCTCAATAGTTAGTTCACTGTTGAATGGTACCATCAAGTTAACAATAGTTGCATGTTGATACTTGAACTCTGATATAGCAGGAACTGTCCAATACTCTATTGGATTAGTCATATGCCATTGCGGACTTGTCCATAACCATTTGGTTCCGCTTGTATCTCTTATCTGCCACGGACTCATTACCTTGCCATGAAACATATTTGGCTTGTGGTGTGCATAGTCTTGTGGGTCATGTGGTATAACAGGACTGCCTTCTGGATACGTTTGTATCATTGCTTGATCAGGTTGATCAAATGTTTTAATTTTTAATTGCATCCAGGCAGGAAACATAACGCCTGTTGTTAGTAATTCGTTTACGTGTGGACAACGTTTTAGTGTAGCATTGTCTAAGCCTTGATATGTCATGCTATCAAACTTACGTGTTGATGCCATCTTCTTCCACCATTCAGGCATTGTGTCCTTGGCAAGTTCAGGCTCATACGCATCATAGATAACACGCTGATCAGTAAAACAATCTAATGTTATTGTGCTTGGCTTATTAAAAATACTAAACATCTTGCCTCGTTATATGGTCGTTGTCTGTTTGGTGTGGGCGTTCTAACTCACAGTGCCAATTCATACCCATTACAATTCTACGTTGTGTAGATTTGTTAGGTTGACTCCTATGACTCAACCAACCAGGAAAGAACACTACATCGCCCTGTTCGACTTCAACCTCTGTAAAGTAGTTATGAAGTTTTGATTGATTTTGAGCGAAACGTGGATAACCTGCAAACAACGTTCTTTCTTTATTTTCAAATTCTAAGTTGCCACCATTCTCTGGTTGCTGTATGTACACACTACACACAAGATGACTATTTCCGTGATCGTGTGTGTCAGTCCATGCACCTTCAAAGTGACTATTGACCCAACTCTTTGTTACACCAAATGTGTTGTAGTTCAAGTCCCATGCTTCTAAAACTTTGTTTGCTTGTCCTTTTAACCAACCGTTCAATAGTCTTGTTTCTTCCCATAAGTGTGGAGCATCAAGATGACCTGTACTTGTAATACCACCATCTTGTTCTACTTCGCCTGGATCAATAATAGTGTCTAATAGTTTTGCACTACGTTCAGCAATAGCAGTTAAGTCAACAGGACAGTTGACCTTATAAACTAAATGAGGTGATATTAAAATAGGTTCCATTATGTCTCTTTCTTGAATAAAGGATCTGAATCTCTTTTCTTTCTACATTCCATACTTACACGTCTCTCTTTCCAAAACATGTTATTCATTATCCTAAAGTCAGTAACTGCTTCTACTTTGTTTGTCCACCATTCTTGACTTTCAACAATCAAGTGTGCGTTACGTCCATCGGGTAAATTCTTACCTGCAGGTTTTGTATCAATGATCAAGTATGCAGTATTCAATGTTAGACTTTCAATATCTTTCAACACATTGTCAATTAAGTCTGGTTCAATGTGTTCTAAAACATCTGCACATATAACTAACTCCGCAGGAGCATTTGGTCTTTTAGAAAACTTTGCATAACCTGGATCGTAATTAGTGCAACGTATGTGGGCATATCGTTTTGATATGTTTTCAAGCACATGACCTTTGCCACAACCGTAATCAATAATACTACTACATCGGTTGTTTGCTAACCATTGATCGATGTGTTTGTAACGTCCACTATCACCAAAAGAACTTTTCTGCTTGTGCAATAATTGTAATTGTCTTGCATAAGAGTCAGTAACTGTTTTAGTCATTTAAAATAATTCTCCGTAGTCAATAGTTTCAATTTGTCTTGAAACATCTTTAATAAAGAATGCACACATAGGATTCTTACCTTCCGATATTGGCACACTTAATAATTGACCATTCTTAGTTTTAGGTACATGCCATTTTACATCATTATAAAAGTTTGTAACTTTTAATTCTCCAAAGTCTGGTTTGTAACTCTTTAGGGGATTAAAAATAAATGCTTCGAAACCTCTGTCGTTAATACTTGTTAACGGAAGTATTTCTAAGTCATTACCTGTCTCTGAATCTCCTACTGCAATATGCCAATCAAGTGGCATACTAATCTCTTTGCCGTTAATCTCCATAACAATAGCCGGCGAACTAAAACTTTCTAAAAATATTAGAGGTATAAAAAAGAAATCAGGATTTTGAGGATCGCTGTTATCTAATACACTGAATCTAATATCTTCTTCAATCTGTTCTGGCAGGTTGTTAAGTGAAAAGGCTTTGTTATCTAACGTTAATATATTCATTTTTTTCCTTTATTTTTGCCAATCTATTTTTTCAATAGTGAATGGATATTCTGCTTCTTTGTAAAACTTTTTACGTGATGTTAAATGTCTCTTTGCATATTTGCATGTAGACGTAACGTCCCATATCTGTACAAAGTCCTTATCTTGTGCCTTTCTTATGCCTCTGCCAATTGATTGAATTACTCGGACAAAACTCTTGCCTGGCTCGAGTAAAATTAAATTAAAGATACGCGGTATGTTAATACCAACAGCCGCAACTCCATATGTTGCAATAATAACTTTGTTTGTACCTTCTTTAATTTCATCATATGCATCTTTTCTATCTGCAAGTTTAACATCGCCTTTGACGAACACTGCATCTGGAACGAGATCCAATAGTTTTTCTCCTGCTGATATCCTATCAACAAGTATTAGTGTATTACCTGATTGTGAAACAGATTTTACTAACTTACCAATATATTCTAAACGACTTTCGTTTGTTGTTAGATACTTCAGTTCACTTTGATAATCTCTGTGTACTTGTGTGTCAATCATTTGTAATATGTTAACATGACACTTACTCAATACACCTTTGTCTTGTAATTCTTTTGCACTGATGTTTCCTATTACAGGACCTAAACTTGCAAGTATGCTTTGAAACTCAAATTGTTCCTTAGGTATAGTTCCTGTTAGTCCCCAACGTATAGGTGCATTCTTTAAATTTTGTGTTAGTAGTTTCTTAAGTACATCTGCTTTTGCTTGGTGTACTTCGTCAATGATAATAGTTTTCACGTCATCTAAAAACTCTGCAAGACTTAAAACACTTTGTCCGTCTTTGTTACGTTTGTCAAGTATGTTTAAACTTTGCCAAGTACAAATAGTATGTGTTCTACCTAATTCTTTTCTATCACCAAAGTATACACCTACATCAAGTCCACAGTTAACATAGTCTTCTTCTGTTTGTGTAACAAGTGATTTGTTAGGAACAATAACCAACGTCCGACCAAGTTTCTCTGTAATGTGTGATAGACATGCAGTAATGATTGTCTTACCTGCACCAGTTGCAACTTCTTGTAATGCTTGTGGATTCTCTAAGAAGTTATTAATTGTTTCTACCTGATAGTCACGTAATACAATAGGCTGTCCTTCAAGTTGATGTCCTTTAGGCCAACTACGTGCCGCGAAATAGTTTTCATCAATCTTACTAAATTTTAAATTGTGTGTTTCTCTGTTGTCTACAATCTCTGCAACTTCAACACCTTGCTCATTCAATACCTTTAACACAACATCAAGATGATTAATGTAACCACTACCACCTAAACCAAAGAAGCCTACAGTGCCGTCCCATCTACCAAGTTTGTACTGTGGCAAGTAACGTGCATACGGAACTTGAAACTTTAGTTTGTTTGCAATCTTTCTACGAACGTCAACAGATAAGTTTTCAACCTTAAAGTTTACTTCGTCATGTATTACTATTCTGCAACTGCTCATATGGCTTGTATTCCTGTCGTGTATGTGTTATCTTTGTGCCTTGTGTATCTTGAGATAATGCTATCTTCTGCTGTCCAAAATATTTTCAAATCAAATCTTTCTACGTATTCTCTTGCAACATTGTGAGATCCTCTTGAATTGCCAAGCACAAGTACACTTACTGGATCAAAGTCAGACTTTAAAATAGGTTTTGTTATTTTCTTTCGATTAGCAACAACAAGTCTTGTTGAATTGCTTATACTATTATTTAATGCCTTGTCCCTGACGAATTGGTTAAATTCACCATTGTTCTTATTGTCCAATCTAAACATAACGGATATATCTTGATTATGTAAGAAACCTTTAGTTGCATGATATAACATGCTTAATTGATCTGTTGCTGATTCAGGCTCCAACAATACAATACAAGGGAACCTGTTTAGTTCGTGTAGGCTTTCAAGCACATGATCCAATGACCATTCATTTGAATTAACAACAACTGAACTATTCTTTCTTTCTAAAATTTTGTGTGTAAGTGTTGAAACTTGTGGACACGAAAAGTCTGGAAAATGATGTAAGCCATACAAGTAACGCTTGTCCCAAAGTTCAAGCATATTCTCATCTGGATTAGGATATCTATCAGATAACTTTTGAATTAATATTTCATTCATGTTCTTAAATTGATTCTCATATATGCCTGGAACAATATTATCCTTGTTCATATCAAACTGTACAAGTTCGTCATAGTATTCTTGTACGTCCTTATCAATTTCAAAATCTTCTTTAAATTTATATGCAACAGTGCATACTTTGTAAATGTTTTGTTCGTTTGCTTCAAAGTGATGTGTATGCTTTTCGTAGTAGTACGTGTCGTCATTATCCTTTTTTAGATCTTGTACGTGTTCAATTACATCATTACTAAAAGGAAATCTTATGCTTACATAATCTAACTTATTCTTTTGTGTAAACTTAACCCAATGACTTTTGTCTACTTGTCTGTAAGGTTCTCTAATACTGTCTACGTGTTTGGTAACATCAATATTTTGATTAGCAAACTGCTCTGTGTAATATTCAAGAATTAACTTTTTAACAAGTTCGTGTTGCTTTTCGGTTAATGCAGATCCTTTGAATACCTGACGTGCAATGCTTGATAAGACTTTTGAGTTGTCAGGATGTAATTGAAAGCATTTATCTTTCCAATGCTTACCTGGCAAGACTGTTAATCCTGCAAGTGCTTCTAATAAATCTTCAACTTTGTATTCGTGGTTCATCTGTGATTCCTATACTATAAAACTTATTATACAGGATTATAGTAAAGAAGTCAAGTGTTTTATTGGGGTTCCTTGAGATATTTCCGGCACACTCCATTCCGTGTATGCCAAATTGTTAAGCCATTGTTCTCTATCAGGCATTAACGGATTGTTAATGTTGGTCAAACTTTTCATGCTCATGTCCCATGCAAGACTGCTTTGACCCGTGAATACAGGAATACCATTCATGACTGCCTGTGTTGCAGGATTGCTTGACCAATTTATTAAAGCATATACATCTTCAAACTGTAAGTCAAAATCATCATAGGTGCCTGGTATTTGTTTTGGTGTTTGTACTTCTATGCCTGGTATTTTAATTTTGCAACGTGGGTGAGGTCGAACAACTATTTCTCTGTCCGTCCACATCTGAACGCCTCGTATCATGTCAGACACGAACTGCTGTATTGGTGGCATGCCTTCCCATTGTTGACTCTTGTCATGCTGAGTACAAATTACAATCTTACTGCCGTCAGTGTTCCAAGGTTTAAGTTTTAGTCCTAACTGTTCAGCACGATCACTTTTGTTATTACCATCTGGAAATACAGCATCTCCGTTTATACCATCAATACCAACCTTCCAAGTAGTGCCTCTAAACAATGCTCCTACTTCAAGTACAATAACTTTTTTATTTTGTTTTTTAAAATGATCCCAAACGTTTTTGTTTGCTGACATTCTGCCATGCCATAACACACTCCATATAACGGCAACGTCTGCATCTAAGTTGTTATATGTAACTTCGTGTCCTAATGTGCTTACACCTTGTGCGAATGCTTCAAAGACAGGCTTTGAATTTAATGCACCATTGTGTGTAAACAGACTAAACTTCACCTTGCATCTTTCCAGTATTCTTCGTGACGCTTTCTAAATAAATCTTGAAGTTTACTTTTGCCTACTTCTTTACGAGCACCTTTGAGATGATCAAAGTATGCACCAAGTTCTGTGTTAATCAAAGGATGTCCTTCACCTTTAACAAGATGTCCACTAAGGTCTGTGATGTTAGGGTGTTGTAATCTAATCTTCTTTAACACTTCATCAAATACATAACTGTCATGCCATTCTTCCATTTTGAAAATGCCGTTGTCTGCATCTTCATAGACACGTTCAAACTCTTTAAGAAAATCAATAGCACCTTGTTGTTTGATATACAATGCATAAAATCCACACTCAGGCCATTTTCTACCACGTCCTAAATATGCTAACCAGTTTTGCTCTGGAAAGAAACTTACAAGTCTATCTTGTGTAATAGGACTATGACAAACCGTATCTCCGTCAATCCATATTACTAAATCGTATTCCGTTTTGGTACATGCGTCATACACTGCATACACTTTGTTTGCAAATCTAATAGCGTCCCACTTAAACTTCTTGTGCCAATCACGTGGACGTCTTGCTTTTATCTCTGGTGGACATATACCGTTTGCTTTAGGTTCGTCTTTCCACTTTGCCTTAAACGCATTTAACTTTGGTAACACTGCTTTAGCATCTACAATCTGTATTCTTGTAGGTTGAGGATTAGTAGGTGTACAATCTTCTGTGTACACAATTAGATCAATCTGTTCGTCTACGTTTTGTGCAAACGTATCGATCATACGTTGACCGTACTGTTCTAATCCTGCTTGATGAAATGTTGTTAGTGCAAGTACCTTCATGTGTACTGCCTCATGTGTCTCCAACAACTACCGTCCTTTAGTTCTTGTAGTGTCCAGTGACATTGTGCAAGTTTTTCAAGCCATGGACCTCTATCAAATTCATCTGGTGTTGCAAGATTTTTGAAATTATAATTAGCGACATCTTTTGCTTGACTACGTCCTGCATCTGTTAAGAAGATAGGAACACCTTCAATAGCGGCAATGATTGTTGGACTACTGTTATGTCCAACACACAGTCTTGCACCTTTCAAGTCTTCGAATATACTTTTGGTTCTACTAACAGTAACGTTCAAATCTCTTATCTGTGGCTCGTATGTATCTTTGTGTTTGTCGCCTGGATGAAAACGCACAACAATAGGTGCGTCAATGTTTTGTCTAATCTTTTCTACAGTTGCACGTAACCATTGCAGTACATTTTGTCCTTGCATACTCCAACCGCCATTTCTTTGACAAGCAATTAAAATATGTCCTTCATTTTGTATACGCCAAGGTTTTACATCAATGTTTAATGCATTTTTCATTTTCTGCCAACGCAGTTTATCAACATTCTCTGGACCGTTACAATATTCACCTGTGTTAGCAAAGATACCATCGTAACTATAACGCAAATAAGTTTTGCTGTTGTTTTTATCAAACGCAAGAAATAAATTACTGTCAACAATAATACAACGTTTGCCACGTCTTAATTGATTATCATAAACTTGTCTACGTAATTTTAAGTGTGGTGTGCTTTTACTGTTAGCATGAACAAAGCCTTGTATAACTGCAACGTCTGTGTCCATAGGATGATATGTGTTAATAATTAGTCCTCGGTCACCAATAAGATTCACACCTTCAATAAAATTTTTAAGCAGTGCTGGCTTTTCCGGATTTGAATTTCCTGGCGGAATTACTTTCATGTATGATGCTACTGTTAACACAATCCGTACTCCTCTATAATTGCTAATGCCGTTCCGTCTTCTAACTCCCTTGTGTTAAAATTACAGTATGCTAACCAGTTTTGCCAAGCAACAACTTTGTCAGGATCTGGTCTATATGGATTTTCAATGTCTGAAATATTTTTTGTACACAATGCATCAGCGGCGCCTGGTGCTGTAGCAATAGCAGGTATTCCTGAACTAATTGCTTCTGTTGCCGCAATACTATTGTAAGTTACAAGTGCATAAATTTTTTCACGATCAATTTGAGCAGGCACACTATTATCACCTACACGTAATACTCTTCCTACTTTATCACGTACAATAATTTCTCTGTCTGTATGTTTTTTTAATTCTGCCATAGTTTCAGTTAACCATTGATCTCTGGTTATACCATAATACATACAAGGTTTTTCTGATGGCGTTACAACAAGAATAGGACCATTATGATTTTTCCAACCTCTAAATCTTAACTTGTCAATTGCTCCTGGCAATCTAATAAATCTATCTTTTGGCAAGTCCCACCTTGGACTAAAATGCTGTACATCATTCTTTACAACTCTATGCCAGTCTTTGCGTTTCTGTAAGTTGCCCATATACCCAGTGTCAATATAATAGAAAGTTCTGTTTTGTTCTGTAGCCACTTTCATAACTTTACGCTCAGTAAGACCTCTTACTATAACAGGAGTATGTGGATGATCTGTATCTTTTTGTAATTCTTTTAAACTTGTAGGTATAGTTTTTTCAAAACAATTTGTTAATAGTTTAGAAATAGCATCACTACTATCTGCTACAAAACATTCGGGGTATTTTTTATACATTTGTATACATCATGTCTGTTAAAAACTTTTTCCAAACACCGTGGTATGAACAATGTCTGTAATTCTCAAACCAAGGACCGCCTTCTGTATAGTGCAGTGCCTTTGGGGTTCCGTCTTCAGGTTCTTGGTACCAATCAACAAGCCAGTTCCATTCGTGACTGATTTGTCCTACTTCCTCGTCCTTGAGCCAACTAAATCTGTGAAAGTATTTTCCATCGAAGTTAGGATTGTTTACACTGTCAATTGTTACTGCTTGGTTACTTGGATGTCCGCAGTTCCATAACACAACACTTGACCAGTTCTTACGTGGATATTGTGTTTGTACTTGTCCGTCCATCTTTGTTCCAGGCTTAGGTGTGTAATCATGTTGGGCACACATAACAGCATACTTGTCGTCTGCAAGATCAAATAAATTTTTTACATTCTCTGTAAACACAATGTCGCTGTCAATAAACAATGCCCAGCCTTCGTAATTCATTAAGTGTGGAATAAGAAAACGTGTAAACGTAAATTCTGTACTTGCAAGTTTATCCTCGCCTCTCCAATACAACTTATCATTTCTTAATTCGTTTTGTTTCAACGGAATCACTTCTGCTGTTGGGCATTGTGATTCAATGCTGTGCTTACAAACTTGATAAGCAATATCTTCTCTTGTATCGTAACCTACAAAAATTTTCATTTTACCTTCTTTCTATGTCTTCTTCAATACACTTGTCGCCAAACTGTACTTCTAATATATGACAGTGTTCTTCTGTATTGTTGATTCCTTTGTGCCAAACATTTTTATCTATTGTGTATGAACGGTTAGCATCTAATTCTCTTGACTCTAATCTGCTTTCCCATTCTGTTTCAATAACACACTTACCTTTCAACACATACCAGTTCTCACTGCGATGTTTATGTCGTTGCATTGACAAACTATTGCCAGGCTCTATTACAAGTTCTTTAACCTTATAACCTTGCTGTTCATCAAGCACTCTATACCAACCCCAACTACGTTTCGTCTTTGGGTATTTGTAATTCTCTAAAATCCAACTACTTGAATTTATCTTGTCTGTGCCACCTACTCCGTATACAAATTCTATTTTGTCACCATACGTATCATACTCGGGTACGTTACCATCAACCCTGTCACCACCGTTAGCAAATACATACTCTCCTACAGTAGTAGCCATCAGTTTGAAGATTGCCCCACATGCTGTACCATCGCTGTCATCAAAACTTAATACGTTGTCAACACATTCAAGTTCACGTATGATAGCAAGGCGTTCTGCAAATGGCATGAAAGGTTGACCTTTCTTTGCTGTCAACCACTCATCACTGTTTAGTCCAACAACCAGTTTGTCACCAAGTTTCTTTGCCGCTTTAAAGTACGCCAAATGACCTGAGTGTAGTGGATCAAAGCCACCTGTAACTAACACATACTTCATAAATGTATTTAATTTAGTGCCAGATAACATTGTTTATTCCTGGTTGCTCAATAAGTAATTACATGGACACATTGAATTTATTTGTTAATAGTATCAGCAGAGTTACGTTTTCAAAACACAAAGATATCAAAAAATTATTTGGTAGAGTTGTTGAAGACTACCAAAAGCAAACCAACAATGTTAATATACAGCATATTAATACTTGGCAAAGCAAGGATAACTTTCACACTAATAACGCCTTCAAACACATCAGCGAAAGTGATGATGTTAAGGGTTTTGTTAAGTCTATTACTGAAAAATTTGAAGTTAAACAAGGACAGCATATTGCTATCACCAGAGCACACATTCAAACAGTATTGCCAGGTGGTTGCTTAACTAAAACAAAAAACACAAATAGTTTTTATTCAGGTATGTACTTTGTAACCAGCGATCCAAAAAGTGGCGGACTTGTAATTGACAATCCTGTAAGTGAATATTACTTCAGTAAGATTCCAGTTGAAAATAAAAACGCATACAATAGTTGGCAAACGTATTTGCCAATGCCAGAAGGCGAGATGTATTTTATTCCAGGATATTTAGATGTTAGTACTACACCTAACTTGAGTAAAACTAATTTGGATATTATTACTTTTGATCTCGAAATAATCAAAAAATGACAAACGAAGAAGTTCTAACACTAATCGAGAACTCAAATCAAAATAAGTTTAGCAATGTATTATTGTTACCCTTAGGAGATGATGTGTTAGACAAGCATATAGAACAATGGTTATTGGAACGTGTAAACCTGGTTAAAATGCCCGTGTATACCCCTGAATCATTAGAGTATGCTGTTGCCCGTGTAGACTATGCTTTGTGTACTGTAGGGCCCTTAAAATGCGTCTTAGACGCCAGTATACCTATGTTTATCAACATGCATGATACTGAGTTTGACATAGTAAATAAAGATAATAGATTTGTGTTTGATCCATTTAGAAATGAAGACAAGACCAAAATTGATTACACATCTGTATTAGATTTAGCAACCAAATGTATAAAGAAAGACTTGGATAAACACTGGATACCATATTATGAAATGTAGTGCATTTTGGAATCACACCAATATAAGAAGTGGCAATAGAGTCTATCCTTGTTGTAGATTCAAACGTTCTATTGCTACATTTGATGGCGACATTGACAACGTATTACATAGTACAGCCTATCAAGATCTACGTGAACAAAGTGCTAAAGGCGAATTTATTAAAGGCTGTGAAAAGTGTTTCTATGAAGAAAAGATAGGGCACAAAAGTTTACGTGAAGAATTTAATGAAAAATATTCAATGGATAAAGTTGAACTAAAGTTTCTTGAAATTGGGTTTGACAACTTGTGTAATTTAACTTGTGATGGTTGTAATTCAGAGTTTAGTACAAGTTGGATTGTAAAAGAAAAAGAAATTTACGGAGCACCTAAACACAAGTTAATGGAGATTGATGACGTTACAAACGTACCAGACTCGCTTGAAAAGATATTGTTTCTTGGAGGCGAACCGTTAATTACTAATAGGCATTTGAAACTTCTACGTCAAATAAAAAACAAAAGTCATGTTGAAATCATATACAACACTAACGGAACGTTTATACCTAATGATGAAGTTGTTGAAGAACTAAGGCACTATAAGAAAGTAACTTTTATCTTAAGCATTGATGGCATAGGTGAACTTGGAGAACGTGTACGTGGCGGAACTAAATGGCCTGACGTTGTTAAATTTATTGATTGGGTTCACGACAATATGTACACATTAGAATTTAATTCTGTGCTACACAAAAACAACTATATGGGTCTAAAAGACTTACATGACTTCTGTACAAGATTTACAAACACACGTTGGTACATTAACGTACTAACATTCCCTTTTGATTTAGATATCAATGTCCTTGATGCTGATGCTAAGAATAGTATTATTAGTGATGCACGAAAATTAAACTTACCTAACAAAGATTTTATTATTAATCATTTACAAAAGAATTAATCTTATGTAATAATTCAACAGGCTGTTTTTGTTGAAACAAATTAAGATAATGTTCTCTATTATATTCTAATATAGTTGTAAGTTCGTTGTACATGTCTTGTAGTTCATGTATATTATAACTGTTTAGTTTATCAACTTCACCCATTGCCATTGCAAGTCTTGTTGAAGGATCTTCTTCGTTGTCATATGATTCATCTATAATTTGACTAAAGGTCATAAAGCCAAGTTCACGCAATAGTGCTAACGTTCCTTTCAAACCAACAACAATAAACGGGTGCTTATACAAGAAACACTTCAATGCTTTTTCTGTAAATGCTTGTCTATTATTATCCCAAAAGTCTCCTTCAGTAACAATACTAAAATAACTTTCTTTGTAATAATCATCTGCACTTGGCAAACTTCTTGACATTGATTTATATGTAACTTCGTTCAAGTCTAACTCTACAGGCAAGTTGTCTTGTAATAATGTTACAAATTCTTTTGGCAAATTAGTATCTAATAAACTTTTGTCAAGATACTTTCTATGTTCTTGTTGTGTGCTATTGCCGTTGAATACATGTTCGTATGCACCAAGTGGACAACTTAGGTATGTATGTTTAGCAATATCATTCTTTAACAAATGATGTGTTACTTGTAGTCTATGCATACGTTCTTGCCTATTCAAACACAAGAACTTTTTCTTACGTAAGTTACTGTTACCATTCCAGTCTTTGTTAAGATGATTGCGTATATCAATGCCGTCATATCTATCAAGATGTAATTGTACATTAAAATATATTTTGTTCTTTGTGTTAAGAAGTTTGTTGTTTGTTAGTATTACCCAGTCAACAATATAAGGATTGTCCTGTACAGTTTTTTCTACCAACGCAAGAAATGCATCGTCTGTAAGCCCCTCGTATGAGTCATCGATAACAAGAAAGGTCGGTATTTTATACGTTTTAAAAAAGTTAGTAAATGTTTCAAATGTGTAATCATTGTCTCCTACATATTCAAAGAATACTACAAGTTTATCTTGATTCTCAAGTACCTTATCATTATGTCCTTCAAATTCAATAATACCTTCGAAGTTCTCGATAAACGTACCAAGGCTTCTGGAATTACTATCCATTGTTATTAAAGGTATTTTCTTCATAGTAATTTTACATTCTTAACCACTGCTTCGTCTTGTGGTTTTAGTTTTGGATTAGCAGGACACATTGCACAAATGCTGTGTGGTTTGAAAATGTTTTTAACAAATTCTTCAAGTTCACTTTCTTGTACATCAATGTTAAGTCCTTCGTAATCTACATATGGTTTCCAATCAACATCATCTATTTGTCCTGCTTTGCTCAAGTATGTACGCACCATACTAATAGGAGGACACTTGTATAACTGTCCTTTGTATATTATAGGATATATGTTTACACCACATGCTTTATAACTTGCTTCAGGATCTTTGTCAGTCCAAGGCTTTAGTTTGCCGTTGATCGTTTGTCTATAATCATACCAGCCACCTTCTGTAGGATCAGTAACTTCTACTTCAACATCATCTTGCTTGTGTGCAATATCACTAACCATACTCCAGTTGCCTTTGCTGTAAAAAGCATTCCATAAATTAGTTTCAATAAGTTCTCTAACCTTAGGATTTTTATTATGTAAACTACAACTAATTTTTGCTCTGCCTATTTTCTTAAGGACCTTTAGTATGTCTGGACGCTTAGGTAATAAGAATCCGTTAGTATAAACTTCTATAACTGCATGATCAAATATGCGTCTTGCTTCTTTTAGTATATCGTATATGCGTGGGTGTAACAAAGGTTCACCACCAATGATAGTAACATGGTCTGGGTCAAGTCTTTTACCCCATGCTTCCATGTTCTTAATAATGTCTTCAAATGATTCTACGAAAGGTAAGTTGTGATCAATAAACCTATCGCAACCTGGACACGCCAGATCACAACTTGTCGTAATCATGTATTCAAGATTTGGTATATGATAACCGCGTTTACTCAAAGTAACTTTCCAATGTGCCTTTACGTTTCGTATCTAAAGTAACACAATGGAAGCCACCACTCAATGTACGTGCTTGACGCATAGGTAATGCTATACTTTCAATTCCCCATTTATCTAATTCTTTACGCAGGTCTTCTTGATTCTCATCACAAATTACAAGTTTTTCATTAACACTCATAAAGTTCAAACCAATATATTTACTGCATGGCGAAACGTTGTTAGGCAAGTTAGTGCCGATGTCATGCACCTTATCACCTGGGAAGAAAATCTTATCCCAGTTTTTAAAGATAGGTGGATACCAGTCAGGATTAATTCTATCTCCGTTAAACAACACAAGTCCAGGACGTAATGGAATTACTGTACTGTCAAAGTGTGAATAACTATAAAATTTTTCAGCAAGATGAATTTTATATCCTAAAGGTTCAAGGATAGTTTTTAACCACTGTCCTCCTAATAGTGTACCACTGTTGCTAACTTGATAGATTAAATCCTTACCAAGTCTTACTACGTTGGGTGCATCAAATACAATTTCTTTGTTAACAAGTGTAGGAATACTTAGGTCCTCAAGTTGATAACTTTCATCAAGCAGTCTTGGACGAGGCGCACTAATCCATTGTGAACCGCCTGCCATTGCTTCATATAAAAATTCTCTGTATGCTGTTGTTTCGTATTGTCTTGCTCTCATTGCACCTGGACAATCAATAATAAGATTGTTAAGTGGCAATAATAAATCTCGTGGACAGTATGTGTACCAACCTGTAGTTTTCCAATCTGGAGAACCAAATTCTACGCTGTGATCAATTGACTCTGGACGTCTAACTTTAACTCCAAGGTTAGTTAAAAGTTTGGCAAGGCCATCAAGGTCCTCATTTGCTTCGTCAATTACCCACTCAGGACTTGGTCCTTCTAAGTCTTTGATGTGTTCATATTTGCAATCTGCAAATCCAAAACTGTGCGTTGATTTATCTACTGTTGGTATTCTTGCATGATCGGCGATACCCACAAAACATTCTTCTAATGGATCCCAATCATTGTGACTGCTTACTACTGTCATATTAATCTCCTTGGTTAGTATTCATATTTAAATGGCTGATATGAGATTAAGTGCCAGAACTGGTATTGACTATTTCGCCTATTAGTTCGCTAATACACACTCTATTGACGTCACTGCCTCGGTTCCAATCTTTCCATTTGTCGTCTCCGATGCCAAACATAATGCAGTCTGTGGGTAGTAAGTTCTTATCTTCTATTGCTTGATTGTAAGCAGTTGCATACTGTTGCCAGTTCCAATCTACTGGAAAGTTTTGTATTAAACTATTTGCAATGCTTATGTCAATTCTGTTATTCATTTCTACAGAATTAAACACATCAATGCCGTCATCTGTATCTACACGTTCACAACGTACACCTACACGTAAAAATTCTGCGCCATAAAATGCTTTACTAATACTAAACGTAATAGTTTCTACGCATTTCCATTGTGCTAAATCTACGTTAATATTCTTTGTACAAGGATAATATGCAAAGTCAAGTAGCACAGGAATTTCTAAACTATTACAAATATCTAAGTAATATTCAAGGTCAACATGCTGTCTACCATAGTCGCTGAAAGGTACACTCGTGATTAACACATCGTCGTGTTCAAGTGGTTCGTCTTCGATGTATTCCCAATCACACCCATGTTTCAAACATGCACTGTGATACATAAATTCACCTTTGTGAAATCTAAAACGTTTGTTTTTGTGTCTAAAATAAAAATGATCAAAGGCTTGTACAGTACCGCAAACTAATTTTTGGCTTGGAAATAAATCAAGTCCTATTAGTTTATTATTACCACTTGCACTAATCCAATCCATAAATGTTTTAATAAACGTAGATGGTAATTCTTCGTTATACAAATCATTTACAGGATTTAATTCTGTAATAAACTTTTTAATTTTGTTGTCTGTTACAGGTTTAGCGCCTCTTAAATTCATTCTTTACTCCAGTTACTTGCATAGTGTACTTAGGTCTCATTCCGCTATTAGCACTTAAATGCGGCTCATCTTTTTGAATAATAATTGCATCACCACGTTTCCATTTAGTGATAGGTGTATTGTTTATTTCAAAATAATGTCCACTCTGCCAGTCTTCTAAAAATATATTAATACGACAACATTCGTCAGGATCAACTCCGTAGTTTTTTGATATCATATAAAACGTATCAACGTGTTCTGGTAATACTTGTCCTGGTGCTTGTTGCATTACTGCGACAGTACATCTGTCAAATAACGACTTACCAAAATTAATAAAATCTTCATTATCTGGAAATGCTTGTTTGTACTGTGTGTTGTCTTTTGTATAACCTGCAAGATGATATTTTTTATTTTGTGATTCAAATGCAGTTGCTCTGCCTTGATCACTTACGTTATCTTTATCATCATAAAGAAGTTTTTTGTAATTAAGTTCTGGTATATCTAATGTTATTTGGTCCATGGTTTGTCGTATGCTACTTTCTCTTTGTCATCAAACCAATACAAACTTCTGTGTGGAGGATGTTTAGAGTCATGCTCTGCGTTACTAACATAATAGAACAAACGCAATGCTTTTCTACTTGTACCTTCTGGGTTTGTCATTGGCTCAGGGTAACCGTGAAATGCAAAGTTATCATAACTCCATATAACGGCATTACCTGCACCTACAGGAACTTTGCTATGTACAGTTTCTCTTTTTCTATCATAAAACTGTAACTGTCCACCCCAATCTTGATCCCAATCTTCATTAAGATAGATTACTAAACTTACCATGCGGTGTAATCTAAGTTGTTCATTCCAATTGAAATCGCTGTGTACTTTTAAACTATCACCTGTTAATGACTTACAATATCCTGCACCTATAAGATGAGGATCAGGTATTAGATCAACTGTGTCAGTAACGTCTTGTAACCATTTGATAAACTTTCCACTGTGTAATGCATGTATAACTGCATCTTGTACAGGCGTCTTATCAACGTTATTATATTCATACATACATGAACCTGCTCTTGTAAAATGCTTACAGTCTTCAAGTGGAACTTCTTCCAACTCTTTAGCCATTGCTTTTACAAGTTCGTTTGGAACAAGGTTGTCAATAGTTAATAAACTATAACTTGGGTGACTACGATACTTTTGTTGTAGTTCGTATGTGTTTGAAAAATTCTTTTCAATATGATCTAAAAGTTGCTGTTTCATACAAGTATTTAAACAAGGTCAGTAAAACGAGGTTCTTGTTTTGGTCCACGATCAATAGTTCTCTTAGGCCAGTTGTGTCTATAAGAACTTTTATAATGTGTAATTTTTGCATGTAGTTGTGGTTTCTTAAAACGCCAATTATTATAAATTTTACAATCAAATAATTTAAATCGTGTGTTTTGTATTGTTACAATTTCGTTGGTCCAATTTGTAGGCAAGTTACCTCTAAGAAAATAATTCATTTCTCTTTGATCACTTCTTCCTTGTTTTGTACCGTCTATCTTATTCATACGTTGACACCATATGTCTACAAATTTTAATGTTGATTCTGTTTTTCTAAAGAACATTACACCTGCATTAATAGGTTGATCATTAAAAAACTTTACACCTCTTACAGTTACACCGATATCATAACTACCTCTATCTTGAATACCATGCAAACTTTGCCAAAGGATTGTATCAGCGTCCATCCAAACTACATACTCTCCTGCATTAACTTTGCTGAGAGCATCTTTGACCATAAAAGGTTTACTTGGAATTTTTCTGCCTGCGTCTTCGTATACTTCACCAACAAAAGGTTCGCCATATCCTAATTCACCTAAATCATACACATGATATTTTTGTCTTAGATCAACAAGTGAACGTACTAATACATCACACATATTCTTAAATTTTTTATTTGCGGCAGTTATTACTAATATATCATTCATTTTCTAATACCGTTAGTTTTTTGTAATTAAACAATTTACATTTATACTCTGTTAGTAAAGGTTGCACAGTTCTATTGTCTTCAATAAAATATACAAACTGTTTTGACAAGTGCGGCATAAGTGTATCTAATGTATTTGTAATACTACTATCACTATGATGTCCATCATCAATTGCAATGTCTATTGTTCTACCTTTTAGAATTTCGTTAATTTTTTCTTGGTTATCTGCAAATTGATCGTACTCATAAAGTTCAGGTGCCTTATGTTGAAATGCTCCTTTGTCTTTTAAGAATTGTAAATTATTTTGTGTATGACTTACGTCAATATCTAATCCAATAATATCTGCATTAGGAAACAATTGACTCCATATTGCTAATCCTGTGCCTTTCAATATACCACATTCTACAATAGTTTTTATGTTAGTACGGTCCATTAAATGTTTACTATAGTAAGTTGCATATCCATGACGGGTCATACGATCACCTCCTGACATACCTGCAGGATTTAATTTTGTTTTAGGTGCAAGTGGACTTACTTTGTTACGTGGCACAGTGTTATGATAGCCACCAAAGTTTTCTTCCATTTGTTGCAACCATTGTACTGATCCTACTTTAATCATACGTTCCCTTTTGTGTAGTTTAGATTGTGCTAAACCTATTTTCAATATTTCTTCTTCCTTTGGCCATTCTTCATCAAAGTATCTGGTCATGCTAAAACTGGTTCCTTGGTAGTTGTTAAATTAATATCTAACATTTCTCCAAACTTTAAATTATCAGGAGTTTTGTAACAACCGCCTCCTGGCCAAAAAGTAAGTTCACCTAATTTAGGCTGTCCTTCCCAATATAAATCAACTCTAATATATTTCCATCTTGCAGATATCTTTTCTGCTATCTTTTTCATTTCAAAAAAGTTTTCTAAGCCATCAAATGGTTCTTGTTCTACGTGTTTCATTGTGTGTACTAAATGCAATGGTGTAGTTTTTCCATTAGGATCTAATATAGATTCTTTCTTTTTACCACCATGTCTATCCCAAGTCATAGTTACCCATTTTACTTCACCATGCACACAATTAAATTTATAGTCAACGCCTGTGCCTTCTAATTTAACTTCTTTAACTACGCCAGGTGTAATAAGTCTATATGCCCATTCGCCTTTGCCTTTTCCGTAAGGCTTAGATGCTTTTGCTTTACAAAATTCTTCTGCTTCTAATTCTTCTTGTTTGTTATTAGCAAAACGCACACCACCTGAGCCGTTGTTTGCTTTAATAACCATAGGGTATGTTGTTGTGTTAGGTATAATTAAATCATTGCCAAAGTCTTTAGAAATAAAATCTTTGACTGCTAATTTATCACAACAAGTAATTTGATCTTTGTCTTGATCGTAAATTTTTAACCAAGCAATTTTTTCGTTGAATGTTTTTGGATTATCTATGTTAGGCCAAGTACCTAACTTCTTTTTATGCCAGTGAGTTGCTTCGTGCTTAATGCTCATGATATAGTTCTCTAATGATATCAATTTTTTGTTGATATGCATTAAGACCTACAATATCTTCTTCAATAGTTTCCTCTGGAGCAAAGATGTAACAAGTTTTACTTTTTACTAAGATAGGATGGTATCTTAAATTATGGAAATAAGAAATCATTTCATTTACATCTTGATTAGGTTCAAACACTACCCACGGTCTAAACTTTTCTATTGTTTTCATTGCGCCTTGTATTACAGGCCATTCATAGCCTTGCACATCAATTTTTATTAAACTACATGACTCTAAATTTTCGTCATCTAATTTTTTTACTCTAATAGTATATGAATGTTTTTTCTTTTTATTTACAATGTGTGCATTACCACAGTTATCATCACTGTCTACAAATTCTGCTTCTGTGTTTTCGTTACCAAGACCATATTCACGTATATCACCTTCGCCTTGCATATTTTTATACAAGCATTCTAAATTACGTGGACTTGGTTCGTAACTAATAACTTTTTTAAATTTGTCTTTAAATGGATACGACCATATACCAATGTTTGCACCTACATCAATAAATGTTTTGAATTCTTTAATATTTTCTAAAATTTTGCTACGAACACGTTCTTCGTATGTTGGGTTATTTTGATCTTCGTTATCAGCAACATGACTTGTAATTTTTATTTCGTTATCAGGTACCCACCAACCGTTATCTAAGTGCTTCATATTGTAGCGTCTTCCATACCTGCTACACGTAACTTAACAATGTTAGTAATTTGCCATTGCTTCTGATCTAAGCCTTTAGTAATACCTAACCATTTGTTACGCATTAGTGCAAATTCATTAATGATCTTTTCCATATCAACTACATCTGCTTCACCGTCAACATACTTTTCTACATCACGACTTGACAATGCTCGTTGATAATTTTCAAGATACTTCTTAAAAAACGTACTACGTAATCTACGTAATTCGATGTTAAGATATTCTAATATTGCTTCAAGTTCTTGTAACTGATTAAAACGTTGTTCGACAAGGCCGGGCATTTCTGCCGCGGCCTTCTCAAGACTTCCGAATATACGGATTTCTTTTTTAGCCTGTAATAACTGATCGTTATAATAGTCTAACGCCTCAGGTATTTTACTAATATCTTTTGATATTTGGCTATACCACATAGTTAATCCCAATCGTCATCGTCAGCAGTCAATTCCTCATCAATATCAAGATAGTAGTTAATTGCCGCATCAAGATGATCATCTGTACCTAAACTCTCTTTAAGTGCTTCATCGGACACACCATAATCTGCAAGTAAGTCAACAAAT